CGATGCTGACGGGCGGCGGTGACGATAGCGGCGACGCCTTCTTCCGTCGGATCGACCTGTTCACGAACCTCCGGGACAACCGGAACACGATGGTGCTGAACAAGGCCGTCGGCACGGAGGCGGCGGAGGAGTTCTTCAACGTCTCGACGCCGCTCGGCACGCTCGACACGCTTCAGGCTCAGACGCAGGAGCACATGGCGGCCGTCTCTGGCGTGCCGCTTATCAAGCTTCTCGGCATCTCGCCGGCCGGGCTGAACGCGTCCTCCGAGGGCGAGATCAGGACGTTCTACGACTCGATCCACTCGTTCCAGGAGCGGTTCTACGGGCCGCACCTCCGCACCGTGATCGACATCGTCCAGCTGAACGAGTTCGGCGACGTCGACCCCGACATCGGCTACGAGTTCGAGCCGCTCTGGTCGATGGACGCGAAGGAGGCCGCCGAGGTGCGCGACCTCGAGGCGCGCACGGCCCAGACCTACATCGACAGCGGCGTGCTGCTGCCGGAAGACGAGCGCAAGCGCATCGCGACGGCCAAGGACACGCCCTATCAGGGGCTCGACCTCAGCATCGATGTCGGGCCGCCGGGCCTCTCGACGGAAATGCCCGAGCCGCCGGAGCCCGGAGAGCGGCCGAGTCTCGAGGCGGCGGAGTGAACTATCACGCCCGCCTCGACGCCGCATTCGACGAGGCCAGCACGTTTACGGGCGGCGGCCGGCGCAAAGGCCCTTCCCCCCGATCGATCTTCCGGCGCGCCAAGCGCCTTGAGCAGCAGTACGCACGGCGGCTGCGGAAGATCGCCCGACACGTCGGGGACATCGTCCGCGAGTTCGACCTGACCGATGTGCTCGGTGCGTTGGGACCGATACAGACGGCGCTGCGACGCTACGCCGAGATCCTCGACCCATGGGCCCGCGCGGTCGGCGCCCGCATGGTCGCGGAGGTCGCAGCGCACGACACGACGTCCTGGCGGAAGCTCTCCGCCGAGATGGGCCGCAACCTGAGGCAGGAGATTGAGACCGCGCCGACCGGGGATGCGCTGCGCGCCTCCCTCGAGCGGCAGGTCACGCTGATCAAGTCGCTCCCCCTGGAGGCCGCCGAGCGCGTTCAACGCCTCGTGACCGAGGGCATCTCCGAGGGGCGCCGGGCGGCCGAGATCGCGACCGACATCATGGAGACCGGCAACGTCTCGCGTAGCCGGGCCATGCTGATCGCGCGCACCGAGGTCAGCCGGACGGCGACCGAACTGACCAAGGCTCGGGCCGAGCACGTCGGCTCGACGCACTTCATCTGGCGCACGGCCGGCGACACCGATGTCCGCGCCACCCACCGAAAGCTCAACGGCAAGACCTTCCGCTGGGACGATCCGCCCGAATGCGACCCCGGCCACCGGGCGCTGCCTGGCGGGATCTGGAACTGTCGGTGCTACCCCGAGGTGGTGGTGCCGGACTGAGGCGCCATGCCCGAGACGAACGCCACTGCGACCATCGCCTTCGACTACGCCTCGGCGCGGGCCTTCGATGCCGACGGGCACCTCCACGTCCGCCAGACCCGCATCTCCAAGGCGATGGTCTGCCCCTACGTGGGCCGCGAGATTCCCGACGCCGATCGCCTCGGCCTTGACGCCGACGAGATCTACTACCTGCTCCGCGATCCCGAGGAGCTTGCGAAGGCCGCCGCCAGCTTCAACGGCAAGCCCCTCCTGTTCAATCACAAGCCGGTCAGCGCCGAGGACCACGACCACGCGGGCACGGTCGGCGCGCTGTCGAACGCGACATGGAACGCCCCCTACCTCGAAGCCGACCTGTCGTGCTGGTCCGGGCCGGCCATCCGCACGATCGAGGACGGCTCCCAGAAGCAACTGTCGAGCGCCTACCGCTACCGCGCCGACATGACGCCCGGCACCTACGAGGGTGTCCGGTTCGACGGCGTGATGCGGGACATCGTGGGCAACCACGTCGCCCTCGTCCGCGAAGGCCGCGCCGGACCCGATGTCGTGGTCGGCGACTCACTGGAGAACTTCATCATGGCCAAGTCTGCCCTGACGCGGGCCGGTGCGACCACGCAGGGCGCGCTCGCCATCTACCTTCGTCCCAAGCTCGCCGAGGACGCCAAGATCGATCTCACCGGCGTCGTCGCCGGCCTCACCGCGCAGAACTTCAAGGCGCGCCAGGGCAAGCTGCTCCACGACCTCAAGAAGGTCACGACCGGCAAGCTCGCGCAGGATGCCAGCCTCGAGGATGTCGGCGAGGTGGTCGAGGCGCTGGCGGCCATCCTGCCGGAGGAGGTGCCGGAGGTCGTTGAGGAGCTGGGCGGCACCGACGAGCCCGACGAGCCCGAGGGCGCCCGTGACGCCACCGAGGAGGAGGTGATGGCCTTCCTTTCCGGCAAGCTCAGCGAGGAGGATATGGCGAAGATCAAGGCGATGCTCGCCGGTGAGACGCCGCCGCCGCCTGCGATGGATACGAGCAAGTTCGTCACCCGTCAGGCCATGGACTCCGCCATTCGTGTGGCGGCCAAGGAGGCGACCGAGGCCGCCAATCGCGCCCAGCAGCAGATCCGCGACGCCGAGCGCGCGGTCCGCCCCTACGTCGGCGATCTCGCCATGGCGCACGACAGCGCCGATGCCGTCTACCGCACCGCGCTGACGTCCCTCGGCGTCGACGTCGCGGACGTTCACCCGTCCGCCTTCCCGACCATCCTCTCGATGCAGCCGAAGGTCGGCGACGCCCCGCGTCGTCCGGCCACCCCGATCGCGCAGGATGCCAAGCAGGCCGAGGACTACGCGGCCCGCTTCCCCCACGCCAACCGGCTGAAGTGAGAGAGGGCGAGCCATGCCTTTCCAGACCCAGGTCTACACCACGCAGGCGCCCGCCGTTGCCGGCGACTTCGCCTCCGCCAATCCGCGCCACTCGGCGCTCTCCGTCCCGGGCGGCTTCGTCGCTGCGGCCGCCGGCCTCACGGTCGGTCTCTTCGCCTGGGCGGATTCGTCCACGGGCACGATCCTCGCCAACACGGGCACCGGCGCGCCGACCTGCTTCGTGCACCGCGAGCTCAACGCCGACTTCTACGTGCAGAGCGCCGAGTACGGGATGACCATTCCCGGCGGGAAGTACGTCGGCGAGATGTTCAGCGGCGGCGACTTCTTCGCCAAGAACGCCGGAGCGGGCGCCGTGACGAAGGGCATGAAGGCCTTCGCCAACAACACCAACGGCTCGGTCTCGTTCGCCGCGGCCGGCGCCACCGTCTCCGGCAGCACAGAGACCAAGTGGTACGCCCATACGGCCGGCGCCGCGGGCGAGCTCATCAAGATCTCCAACACCGTTCCGTAACCCGGGCAGCAGGAGCCTATCATGACTTTCCAGGCCGACCGCGCCCGGCTCGAGACCGAGTGGGGCATCCACATGATGGCGCAGGACTGGCTCCCCAGCCAGTTCCGCCACAACTTCGAGCTCGCGATGGATGCCCAGCCGACGCTGGTCACGGCGCCCAACGCCGGCATCCCCTCGTTCCTGACGCAGTACGTCGACCCCGAGGTCGTGCGCATCCTGCAGTCGCCGAACGAGGGCGCCAACATCCTCGGCGAGCGCAAGCAGGGCGACTGGACGACCCAGACCACGTTCTTCTCGGTGATCGAGAACACGGGCGAGGTGTCGTCCTACGGCGATTGGAACGCGAACGGCGTCTCCAACGTCAACGCCGCCTGGCCGCAGCGCCAGTCGTACCTCTTCCAGACCATCATCGAGTACGGCGACCTGCAGATCGAGCGGGCCGGCCTCGCGCGCCTCAACTGGGTCGCGGAGCTTCAGACCTCGGCGGCGTCGACGCTCGACAAGTTCCAGGACTACACCTACCACTTCGGCGTGGCGGGCCTGCAGAACTACGGCCTGCTCAACGATCCGTCGCTCTCGGCCGCGCTCACCCCGAGCACCAAGGCCGCCGGCGGCGTGAAGTGGGTCAACAACGGCGCCGTCGTCGCGACCGCGAACGAGGTCTACGCCGACTTCCAGGCGCTGTTCTCCAAGATCGTCGCGCAGACGGCCGGCCGCGTGAAGATGAGCGACCCGCTCATCCTGGCTCTCTCTCCGAGTGCGCAGATGGGCCTCACCGCCGTCAACTCGTTCGGCGTCGGCGTCGCGGACCTCATCAAGAAGAACTTCCCGAACCTCGAGGTCGAGACCTCCTACCGCTACTCCACGGTGGCGGGCGAGGTCGTGCAGCTCTGGGCGAGGTCGTTCGACGGCAAGGACGTGGGGTACTGCGCCTTCAACGAGAAGCTGCGCGACCATGGCATCGTGCGCAACCTCTCCGCCTACGCGCAGAAGAAGACGGCGGGCAGCTGGGGAGCGATCATCCGCTACCCGCTCGCCTGCGCCCAGATGGTGGGGGTCTGAGCGATGCCCGGCACCGTCACCGTCGCATGCAAGCTCCCGCACGGCCTCGTCCTGCAGGAGCAGACCATGGTGAAGCGGTCCGAGCCCGTCATGGGCGGCGGCTACCGCGAGTACGAGATCGCCGTGCGCACCGGCAGGGCGATCACCGTTGCCGGCAGCGCGCGGCCGGTGAACCCGTCCGAGGAGGTCGAGTTCGCCCCGCACGCCGGCGGCTACGGCCTGACGCCCGGCGTCGACCGCGACTTCTTTGATCGATGGCTCGCGCAGAACCGCGAGCTCGATGCGGTCAAGAAGGGCTTCATCTTCGCCGCGTCGAGCGACGACCGGGCCCGGGGCATGGCCCGTGAGGGCAAGGCAGGCCTCTGCGGGATGGAGCCGGTCAATCCGCGCGACCTTCCCACCGAGTTCCGATCCATCAAGACGGCGGAGAAGTAGCCATGGCCGAGCGCAAGATGATCAAGATCGCGAGCCGCCTGCCGATGGCCGTCTCGCTCATCGGGCCGCCGGCCGATCCGGAGCGCCCCGGCGTCGGCCCCGCGCCGGTCGCCTTCACCGTGCCGGGCGCGGGCCATCCAGGTCAGGATACCGTGGCCAGCGTCGACGCGGAAGCCTTCGCGGCCTGGAAGAAAGGCAACCCGGACCACGACTGGCTCGCCAATGGCCTCGTCCGCGAGGTCGACGACGATTACGAGCCCGGGGAGATCGAGTTCGGCCACGAGCCGGCGCTGGAGCGCCTGACGAAGGACCGCGCCAACAACAAGCTCGCGGGCGAGGGCAGCGGCGAGACCGAGGAGGCGCCGCTCAGCTCCGACGCCATGGCCGCCAACAGCGACGAGCCGAATGACGACAGCCCGCGCTCGCAGGTCGGCGACAACCCTTCCGCGCCGCGTCGCCCTGGCCGTCCCGCACGGGTCTGAGGAGTTAAGGGCCGTGGCGATCACCAGAGCGGATCTCGTCGCGGCCTTTCCGGAGTTCGGCAACGAGACGGTCTATCCGCAGACCCAGATCGACTTCTGGCTTCAGCAGGCGACGAAGCTCTACAGTGAGACGCGTCTCGGCGCGTCTTACACTCTCGCTGTCCTGCTCTTCGTCGCGCACAACATCGTCCTGTCGGCGCGCGCGGCCAATGCCGGCGTCGGCGGGGCGGCCGGGCTATCCCTGGCGCCGGTAACGTCGAAATCGGTCGGGGGCGTCTCCAAGAGCATGGACGTCTCGCTGACGGCCTATGCCGGCGCCGGGCCCTACAATGCGACGCCATACGGACAGCGCCTCTACGGCTTGCTCCGGTCCATGGCGACGGGGCCGCGCTACAGCGTCCATCCGGCGGTGCTCGCCGTGCGCTTCGGACGACGGTTCGTCTGATGCCCCTCGTCGTCAAGAAGGATCGCACCGAGGCCGTCCTGTCCGCAGTCGCCGATCTCGTGAAGACCAAGCTCCTTGTCGGCATCCCTGCAGAGACCGCCGACCGTGCGGCCGAGGCCGGCGAGCCGCAGCCACCGAACAACGCGACCATCGGATACGCGATGGAGTTCGGCCTGCCCGAGCGCAACATCCCGGCGCGGCCGCACCTTCTGCCGGGGGTGCAGGCGGTCCTGCCTCAGGCCGTTTCGCGGCTCAGGACCGCGGGCACGGCGGCGATCGACGGGGACAGCGGCGCGGTCACCAAGGCCTATCACACGGTCGGCCTCCTCGCGCAGAACGCGATCCGCGCCAAGATCACCGAAGGTCCCTTCGTACCGCTCTCGCCCCGCACCCTGGCGCGGCGCAGGGCTCGCGGCCGCAAGGGCGAGAAGCCGCTGACCGACACTGGGGCGCTGCGGGCCGCCTACACCTACGTGATCCGCGGGAAGGGGCGCTAGGATGGATCCTTTGCTCGTCGGCATACTCGGCTTTGCGGTTCTGTTTTTGGTGGCCTCCTTCTTGGCGGTGCACTGACTTGCTGCCCGGCCTCGACGTCACCGACGTCCTCGACGACCCGGACTTCCAGGACACGAGCCTGCGGGTGTTCTGTACGGCTCTGGACCCTCGTGCCGACGGGACCGTCACCGCGGTCGGCGGCTGGCAGGACTTCACCGGCGTCGTGAGCCCGGACGGTGGCCGAGACCTCGTGCAACTCGGCGAGGGCGACGCGCTCGACGGCGCGATCACGATCTACACCCGCTTTCCGCTCAGCACCGGCGGCCTCGAACGGGCCGCCGACCGCATCCAGTGGGGCAACGGCGGGCCCGGCACCTACACGGTCGTGAACGCCCAGCCCTGGCAGTTCGGGGACGGGTACGTGAAGGCGCTCTGCAAGCTCGCCGATAACAACCCCTCGGAGACCGAGCCTCCGGATGGCTACCTCGGCTAACACCTCTGCGACCGGCGGTTACCTCGCGCCCACATCGCCGGCGCCGGCCACCGACCTCGACCTCGATCAGGTGCTACAGGCTCTCGTCGTGGGCCTGACGGGCCTGCCCGGCGATTGGGTCCGGGCGCGCTGGCAGCCGAACGACGATCTCGGCGAGGAGCGGCCGCGCATCCCGTCGATCGGCACCACCTGGTGCGCCGTCGGCGTCACCGACACGATGCGGGACGATCAGCCCGCACAGATCCACCGCAGCGCCGGCGACGGCAGCACAATCCTCATCGCCCATGAGACCGTCACTGCCCTGGCGAGCTTCTACGGCCCGAAGGGCGACGGCTACGCGAGCCTGATGCGCGACGGCCTCTCCATCGCCCAGAACCGCGAGGATCTGACCCGGATGGGCATGGCCCTCTACGACGTCGATCCAGTCCGGCGCGTGCCTTCCATCATGAACACCCGCACGCGCCGCCGCGCCGATCTCATCTTCCGTCTGCGCCGTCGGGTCGAGCGCATCTACCCGATCCTGAACGTCCTCAAGGGTGTCGGCACCGTCCACGCGGACAGCGGGACGATCATCGAGACGCCGGTCGAGGCTCCGGAGACCTGAACATGGCAACTGGGCTCAACGTCTCCGACTTCGTCCGGGTCGACGTCTCCATCAATCCGACCGCCGCGCCGACCCGCAACTTCGGCGCTAGCCTCGTCGTCGGCCCCTCGAACGTCATCGACGTCGGCGAGCGCCTGCGCCCCTTCACGGGCCTCGATCAGGTCGCGCAGACCTTCGGGACGAGCGCGCCTGAGTACCAGTCCGCCAACCTCTACTTCGCGCAGGAGCCGCAGCCAGCGCTGCTCTACATCGGCCGCTGGGCTCAGACCGCGGCGCCCGGCGTCCTGCACGGCGCCTCCCTCAGCACGAGCCAACAGCTTCTCTCGAACTTCACCGGCGTCACGGCCGGGGCGCTCCGCCTCACCATCGACGGCACCCAGCGCGACATCACCGGCATCAACCTGTCGACGGCGCTCAACCTCAACGCCGTCGCCAACCTCGTGCAGACGGCCATCGCCGCCGTCGCCTCGGGCGTCACCGTGACCTGGGATGCGGTGCTCAAGCGCTTCAACGTGCAGAGCGGGATGACCGGCGCCGGCTCGTCCGTCAGCTACGCGGGCACGCCGC